AAAATGAAAATAAAAAAAAATAATTTTTTTAAAAAAATTTTTAAAAGAAAAAAATAAATTATTTTTAATTTTGAATTAAAAAAACAAAAAAAAAAAAAAAAAAAAACTCAGCTGATCCAGAGCTTAAATAATATACTTGCAAGTGCTATAATTGTATGGTATAATAAAATTAGAAGTTAAACATGGAGGTGAAAATTATGGCTTTAAAGAACAGAACAAAAGTTACTACAACTATTAAGAATGAGCTGATAGATAAATTAACTCATCTTAGTGAAGAAACTAGAATACCTAAATCTAAACTACATGATGAGGCTTTAGCATTACTTCTTGAGAAACATAAAGATAAATCTTAAAACAGACAATTCGGTAAAAAGGGAGGGAAGTGTACTTAATGACATATAAAAGAAATATGGGAAAGGATTTTTTGCAAAACTTATACCAGAACTGTAACGATGGTTATTTAGAGTTAAGATTAATTAATGAATCTGGGAGTAAACAAAAATTCTTTCCTATTACTAATGATAATTTTATTGCTAATGCACTTGATTATATTAAGGATTTTGTGGGTAAATATCATATATTTTTTGGTATTCAACCTAGGAAAAAGAAAAAAGGCACTGATAGTGCCGTGGAAACTTTACTTTCGTTTTGGATTGATTTGGATGCAAAAGATCACAACAACAGCAAAGCACAGGCAAGAGAATCATTAAATAATTTTGAGCTTGAACCTTCACTCCTTGTAGATAGTGGAAACGGTTATCATGCTTACTGGGAGTTAAAAAAACCGTGGCAAATTAAAAATGAAAGTGATAGGAAAGAAATCACTAGAATATCTAAGGCAATTCATAAAATAACAGGTGGGGATTCTACTTTCAATGTGAGTAGAATTTTACGGCTTCCAGGTACTCCTAACATTAAAAATCCTTACGGCGACGGTATAACTGATGATGAAGCATTATGGAAAGAGTGTAAGATTGTTAGTAATTCATATCAGACTTATAGTATTAAGGAAATTAAGAACTCTATACCGGATAGTGTGGAAACTGAGGTAAAATCTTTTGAAGTTGATTTTGATAATCCTAATTTAGATTGTAAGATTACTTCTATCTCTGATCTGAGAAAATATGTAGATTCTAATGTGATCCAGAGAGCTAAGAACATTCCGGCTAAGTTAGAAAATGATAGATCTGCAAATGATTACTGGGTAGCGATTCAGTTATATGAGGCTGGACTTAATGACAAGGAAGTTTTTAATTCATTTGTGCTATTTAAAAATAATGATTATGATGCAGGTCATAAATTTAAAAAGCGTGGTGCTGAGTATCTAGAACAAACTCTGCCGAAGGCTAAAGGAGAATCAGCGAATTTAAAACTTCCTATGCTTATGGACAAGGTTAGAAATGCAGAAGGTATTGATGAGAAGCTAGAGATTGCTAAGGATGTTTACCCAATAATAAATTATTTAGATACTGGTAAAAAAGATGCTAAGATTAATGAGTTACAGGATGCTTTTGGTGGTAGTAGAGTAATGAAAAAATCTACTATTAAGAAAATGATAAAAAAGGAACAGACAAAGGCAGGACCGGGCCGGTTTTTCACAATCACAAATGCCGGCTCTATGAAATTTGTGCCCAAATTGCTTGGGGATTACCTGCTTGAAAAATATAATTTGTTAAATATTGAAAGCTATTTACACTATTATAAAAATGGTGTCTTTTATGATAAAGCTGAAAAAAGAGTATTACATGATAAGATAATAACTCTTTTGGGTGAAACTTGGAAAGAAAATTATAGAGATGAGGCAATAGGATATGTACAAGACAAGACTTATATTGAACCTTCACAGTTACCGGATAATGAAGGAATTATTAATATAAAAAATGGAATGTATGATATTAACAATCAGGAGTTGTTACCTCATTCACCAGAGTATAAATCATTAGCACAGCTTGATGTGAAGTTTGACCCAGATGCATATTCTGATAGACTTAATACTTTTGTGGATGAAGTTTTTACAGAGGAAACTCATGATTTACTCTGGGAACACGCTGGTTATTCATTACTCCCTAATTTAAAGTTAAAAAAATTCTTAATATTGACTGGCGAAGGTAACAACGGTAAAACTGTATGGAGTCTCATTTTGCAGGAAGTTTTAGGATCTACTAATTATTCTAATCGATCTATTCAAGATTTATCTGCTAACAAAAATGCAAGAGCCGATCTATTTGGAAAGTTAGCAAATATTTATGCTGATTTACCTTCTGGAGCTATTAAAGAAACTGGCACAATTAAAATGCTGACAGGTGGGGATGAAATAACTGGTGAAAGAAAGTATAAAGATTCGTTCAGTTTCAAAAATACAGCTAAATTAATATTTAGTGCCAACGAATTACCCCCAATTAAAGATTATAATGAAGCGTTCTTTGATAGAGTCCATATTATTAATTGTCCAAATATCTTTGAAGGCAAAAACGATGACCCATACTTAGTTTCAAAATTAACAACTGAAGAAGTTAAATCGGCTTGGCTTAACAAGGCAATTGAAGGGGCGAAAAGACTTCTTGATAATGAACATTTTTCAGTTTCTAAAATAGTTGAGGATGAAATTAAAAATTACAAGTATTCTTCAAATTCTGTTATTGAATTTTTAAATGTTGCTGTCAATAGAACAAAAGGTAGTTTTGAGGGCAAAAATGAATTATATAGTGTGTATGTAAATTGGTGTAAATCTAATGGAAGGTATCCTGTTAGTAATCGAAAATTCACTCGTAGAGCTAAGAGTAAGCCTAGTAATATGAAGTTATATCATCCTACTGTAAGAGGAACTCAGATTGAAGCTTGGAAGAATGTAAAATTAAATGATGTTGCATCTAAGAAATATACTACGAAGGAGTTTATAAAATGATCTTATTTCTACTAGACAAAAAGAGTTATGCTGTAAAGAGGGGAAATAAGAATAAGTCATTAATTGTACTTGAAACTTTGATTGAGCAGTATGAAATTAAGGACTATAAAATTAAGTATTATGAGGATGACAATATTAATGATATTAATGCAAATATTATTGTGCCTATGGGTACTGAGGTTACTAAAAAACTACTTCATTTTGATAAGGGGATTAATAAAGCTAGACTGAGATATTATCGCTCAGAGGAGCATAATGCTTATGTACTGCCTACCTTTGATCCGGGCTATATATTTACACATAATGAAGCTTTTATTGACTTACAGCAGGACTTCGAAAGGCTGAAAACAATTGGAAGGAAGTTTGAACTTGATCCAGAGTATTATATATTTGAAGATCCTAAATATTGTGTTGACTGTATTAGAACTCTAAATAATAACTATGATCTTTTAGCTTGTGATATTGAATCTAGTGGTTTATCTTGGCAGGATGATTGGATTACTGAACTTGGTATAACTTACGAGGTTAATAAATCGTTGATTATTCCTAATGATCTACTGGAAAATGAAATAGTGCAAGAGGCTTTAGCTGATCTATTTAATAATAAGGATATTGATTTTCTTTGGCAGAATGGTAAATTTGATAGTAAGTTTTTAAAATATATCTATAACTATAATGTTAGGCAGGATCAAGACACTATACTGCAACATTATACTTTAGACGAGAGGAAAGGTACTCACAGCTTTACTAGATTGACACAACTATATATTAATGCTGAAAATTATGAGGATGAGTTTAAAGAGCTTGTACCTGCTTCTGGTAGTTATGCAGATGCTCCGGCTGATGCTAGAAGGAAATATTTGTCTAAGGACACTTCTTATTTACTGATTCTGCATAAGTTATTTAATGATCTAATGGATGATGATGATAGGTATTTATATAAGAATGTACTGATTCCAGCAAGTAATATGCTGATTGATGTTGAAATGAATGGTATTAAGATTGATAGAGAGCAGATAAATGTATTAGATAAGCGAATGACTGCTGAAATTAAAGAGTTTAGATCTGAAATAGCTGATATTGTGGATGAAGCTGGTTGGAATCCAGAAGGTTATATTATTAGAACTGATGCTAAAACTAGACCGGAGGAGTTTAATCCGAACTCATACCCACAGTTATTTGATCTGATGTTTAATATATTTAAAGTAGAGAAGCATAATGGTAGGTCTAGTACTGATGAAAAGGCTCGTAATTACTGGGTGAATAAAGTGTTAGCTGAGGATAGTCTTGCTTATAAATTTGTGGAGAAGCTGAGTGAATTTAAGAAAGTGAAAAAGATGCACTCTACTTATGTGAAGGGTTTTAAAAAGCATATTAGATCTGATGGTAGGGTGTACTCCATCTTTTTACTTTATGGAACTGTTACTGGGAGATTATCCTCTAAAGATCCGAATATCCAGAATATACCTCGTGATAAAGAGATTAAGAATCTGTTTACTGTAGAAGAAGGACATACTTTAATGGAGATTGACTACTCACAGGCTGAGCTGAGGACTATTGCTTATTTATCTGGTGATGAATTTATGAAGGATATTTATAGGAGGGGTAGTGATCTTCATGATGAAGTTGCTAAAGAGTTCTTTGGCCCAGACTTTACTCCTGAACAAAGAACTTTTGTGAAGAGTATAAATTTTGGTATTCCTTATGGGATTTCAGCTTACAGCCTGGCCGAGGATTTAGATATCCTGGAAAAGGAAGCTCAAAAGTATACAGAAAAGTGGTTTCAAGAAAAACCACAGGTTAAAAAATTCATTACTAAATATAAAGCAAAACCAGCGAAAGGAGAGCCACTTGAAACTCCTTTTGGCCGTAAACGTAGATTTGGAGCAATTACTTCCAAAAATAAATGGTTTGTGCAGCGGGAAGCAATTAATTTTCCTGTCCAATCTGTGGCAAGTGATCTGACTTTACTTTCTGCAGTAAGGTTAAACCCAAAAGTAAAAGGATTAGCAAAAATTGTAAACCTTGTCCATGATAGTATTGTAATGGAAGTTCCAGAAGAAAATATAGAAAAAGTGGCCCAGATTGCTAAAAATACTATGGAGGAAACTCCCAAACTATACCTTGATAATTTGGATATTCCTTTTATAGCTGATGTGGAAGTTGGAAAAAGTTGGGGGAAAATGAAAGCATTTAATATAGAAAAATAGAAGGGGTTGATAACTATTGTTAATCTTAAGCATTGATCCGGGGGAAACTTCTGGATTTACACTACTCAATGAAACTGATACTCTAGCTTACGATAAAACTGATAAAAAATTAATAAAGGTAGTAGGAGAAAAAGAAGGTTTTGAAGGTTTTGCTAGTTTAATAGAAAAATATTCACCTAAATTAATTGTGTATGAAGAATTTAAATTGTATCCATGGAAGGCGAGGCAGAAAAGTTGGAGTACATTTCCCACAGTTCAAGTGATTGGAGTTTTGAAATATCTTGCTGAAAAAAATAATATTAAAATAATTGGGCAAGGTGCTGATATTAAAACGTATTTTGATGATAAAAAATTAAAATGGTGCGAAGTATACGAAGGATATTCATCACATGAAAGAGATGCTATTAGGCACGGATTATATTATATAGAATTTGGTGAGGAGGGCAACTAAATTGACTAATAAAATAATGTATGAAACTACTTTAGATGGTAGACCAAAAAAATTAAGACTAACATGCGCCACTAAATATATGAGTGGAGCTTTAAACATTGCTGGAGCTAGAAGGCAAAAGGACGATACTATTACATTCCCGCCTGATCCATTCAATGTTGAGCAGTTATTAAAATATATTAATGATCTGGAACTTAGTATTGACTGTAAAAAATGGTATAATGAATATTTAGAAAAAAGAACTGAACTAGCAAAAATTAAAGAACAACAAAAGGTAAATAAAATTAAGGCAAACAGTGATAAATTATATAATTACCAAAGCGTTGATGTTGAATTTTTGAAAAAAGGAAAAAGGATTATTGAAGCTAGTGAAATGGGAACAGGGAAAACTGTTATTGCTATTAGTAATGCTATTGAGCTTGAGGCAGAAAATATTTTAGTAGTTGCCCCAAAATCAGTACTTTATAACTGGAAAAAAGAAATTGAGTTGTGGGATGTCACCTGTAAAAATGAAAATATAATTATAACTGATGGGAGTAGAAAAAAGAGAACTGAATTGTTAGAACAGAAAGGAAAATATAAACTAATAAATTATGCTATGTTAAGAAATAAAAAATATCCTTACTTATTTAAACAGAACTGGGATCTAGTCATATTTGATGAAGCACATAGGCTGAAAGGAAGGAATACAGCACAGTCAGAAGGTGCTAGAAATTTAAGGGCTTCTAATATTAATATGTTGACAGGATCCCCCATTCCTAACCATCCACATGAATTATGGCACTTGTTACATATTTTATACCCGGAAAGATTCAGTAGTTACTGGCAATTCGTGGACAGGTTTTGTGTTACTGAAGAAAACTTTTTTGCACCTGTTCCAGATATAGTTGGAGTGAAAAACGAAGAATATTTAAAAGCAATTCTAACACCTATAATGATTCGAAATAAAAAAGAAGATGTATTAACAGAGCTACCACCAAAGACTTATCAAGAAATTGAAGTGGAGTTAGAAAAAGACCAACAAAGAATATATGATGAAATGGAAGAAGATATGCTGACATTTATCGATGGCGAAGCTCATAAAATCAGTAATGCTTTAGGTAAATTAATAAGGTTACAGCAAATAACATTGTCTCCAGAAATATTAGATTCTGAATATAAGAAAAAGAGTATTAAAACCAAAGTATTACTTAATCTGTTAGCAGATACTGATAAAAAAATTGTAGTTTTTAGCTGGTTTAAAACTTATGTTAATATTCTTGAAAGAGAACTAGAAAAAGCAGGTTATAATACAGTTGTGATAACTGGTGATGTGTCGACTGAAGATAGAGGACAAGCTGAAAAAGATTTCTGGGAGGATCCAGATACCAGAATATTTCTAGGAACAATAGGATCTGCTGGTGAAGGAATGAATTTACAAGTTGCTGACACGATCATATTTATGGACAAGAGTTGGACACCCGCACAAAATAGACAGGCAGAAGACAGAATCCACAGAGTAGGGCAAAAGGGGAATGCAACAATAATTTCATTAATTGCAAAAAATACAATTGATGTAGATAAAGAAATAACTCTAGCTAATAAAGAAGAAACTATTAATAAAGTAATGAGCATGGAAAACACTGCTAAAAGAATTTTAGCACGTCAATCCTAGGGCAAAAGCTGGGTGAATGTATACCCGGGCTAAAACATGTTAGAAAGTCTTTAGAAAGTACTTGCTTTTTGTCCAAAAGTAATATACAATATCTTTAGAAAGTACTTGCTTTTTGTCCAAAAGTAATATACAATAGTATTAGAAAGTAAGGAAAGGGGGCAAAAATAAAATGCAAACAGCAGACGCAATTAAAAAAGTTAACAAATTAAGGAGACTTTTAAAAGGAAAAAAAGTAGAGGAGATGTACATATTTGACTACGGTTCAATAAGCATTACAATATATGCTAAGGGGCAAAAGCTAAATATCGATTATGGGTATAATAAAGCATATAATGCATTAGATCTTAGTTTTTTTCTTAAAGAAAAAAATGGTATAATTAATAACTATTTATGTTTAGCATTATTTTTAGATGATGAAGAGTTGCAACTAGAAAAACACAAAAATAAGATAACTATTTACCACGATAAAGATAACAAACGTAATGCAGTGTATGAAATTATTCTTCAATAATTATTTATTTAACATTTAAAAAATATTTAATTAGTTACAAAAATAAAATAAGGAGGAATAAAAAATGAAATTAAGTAAAAAATTAGCACAGGATTTTAACACAGACAGGAACTCAGTAATTGAGAAGGTGGATGAAGAAACATTCTGGGTTTCTAATACTTATACAGCAGTCAAATTACACTTATATGATTTTGTGGAATTCAGAGAAAAATGGAATAATTATAAATCTACAAAAGATATTCCTAAAGAATTTAAGGTAATAAAAATAAGTAATGGTGAATTAACTAAGCATGAAGAGCCCGTAATGGAAACTGTTATATCTGGTAACTTAAGTTATAAGTTGAAAATAACAGAGGAAGTAATAGCTAAAGTTGGGAAATTAGGAGTAAGAAAATTAGTTTCACATGATATAGGTACTGTGTATATGGGACAGGAATATGAATATATAATTACAGAATTTGAAGGTTGTGACTTATATACAGCTAAACAATTAAAACCTATTCATATATTGCTAGATGGCCATTTAAAAGCAATGATAATGCCTGTAATAGACCCCGAGAATAATGCTTGATTATAATCCGCTTATTCAAGCTAAGATAATATAAGAAAGGGAGGAATGAATTATGGATATTAGAAAAGACAATTTAAAGACATTATGGTTTGAAGATAAGGCTGGTAATTGTGTGGGTGAACCAGATTTTAAAAATGAGCATACTGTTCCAAAGAAAGCAGTGTATCAAGTTACAATATTTCCTACTGAATTAACTACTACCTATTTAAAACTCACACCTGAAGAGGGGGAGGAAATTGGGAGCAGAAAAGTTTACTCTGGTACTTCTAGCTGGCCCGAAGACCTTGTATTAGCAATAGCTAATAGTGATGATTATTTTTCATTATCCGAAGCTATTATTATCGCAGGTACATCATGTGAACGTTGTATGAATGTATTAGCTTTTGAATATGGATTGGATTGGGGATATGCAGAAGGTAGTGAAGAATGGGGAAAAACAAACACATCATGTCAATTTTGTGAAGGAATTATAGTTGGAAAAGCAGAAAACACACCTTTTCTAAGTGAACGGGATGATTCAGAATAAAAAGGGAGGAATAAAAAATGATTATTCATAACTCTGGAATATCAGCATTTAAAGAATGTAGGCGTAAATGGCAGTTACGAAATAAATATCAGCCTATTAAAATTAATGATAACTTATTTCTTGGCTCGGGAGTGCATTATGCTTTAGAAAAATACTATGCTGAAAATGATAATCTGCAAGCAGCATTTATTGAATGGTTTAATAACAAGTTGGATGAGCTTGATATTTGGGATGAGCAAATGGAAATGCTGGAAGAAAAGAAAAAATTAGGGTTAGGAATGCTAAAACATTATCAAAAATTTGCTGATAATAATGATAGCGATTATTTTACAAAGGTAGTTGATACTGAAATTGACTTTGAAATTCCTGTTAAAAACTTAAAAGGGAATACTACTCATTGTAGATATGCAGGAACTGTTGATGGCTTAGTAATTGATGAGTTTGGCTTATACTGGATTTTAGAGCACAAGACAGCCAGCAGGATTGACACTTCTCATTTACCTCTAGATGAGCAGGTTGCGAGGTATATGTGGGCTATGCAGGAAAAACTGGGTATTGAAATATCTGGTGTAATCTATAATATACTGCTTAAAAAAATTCCAACTGAACCCAGGGTTTTAAAAAGTGGCCATTTAAGCAAAGCTAAAAATATTAAGACTACCTATGCTACTTATTTGAACAGTTTGATTAATTATTATGGAAGTTTTGAAGAAATACCACTCAATGATTATAGCGATATTCTAGGTTATTTACAAGGAGAAGAAAACGAGTTTTTTAAGCGGGTTAAAGTAGAAAAAACGCAACACGAGATTGACGATATTGCTAAAAGGACTTATTTAGAATATAAGGAAATGTCGAATCCCAATTTGAGAATGTTCCCAGCTCCAAGTAGAGATTGTAACTGGAAATGTGCTTTCAGGGAAGTTTGTATTTCTATGAATCAAGGGCACGATTATGATTATTTACTAGAAAAAGGGTTTAAAAAAATATAAGTGGAGGTGATAATAATGAAAGGATTAGACACTAAAGGACTTGAGGAAGTTGAAGCTATTCAAAGTAGAGTTAAAAAATTATATGGGTTTGGAAGGCTTAGTGAGAAAGAGTTTAAAAAAATAATCAATAAAGTAACTGAATTAAAAACAGCAATAGAGGAGGTGATAGAGTAAATGCCTAAAATTACAAAGCCAAACAAAGTAGGATTTATAAATATGTTAGTTTATGGTGATCCAGGTTCTGGAAAAACAGTTTTTGCAGGTTCAGCTAATAATTCAAAAGATACTGGGAGAACATTATTTCTTGACGCTGAGGGAGGTGAAACATCACTTTTTAATTTTTACCCAGATATTGATGTTGTGCCGATTCATAGTATCAAAGATTTTCAAGAGGTTTATGATTTTCTGCATATGCATTTAAAACTTAAATCAATTTATACTGGTGAGCGAGAGCATAAAAAAGTAAACCAAAAACAAGCTAAAGAAAAACTGGCTAAACTAGAAGCTAAAGTATTTGATACTAATAGAGAGGAGGCAAGATTATATAAGTCTGTGGTAATGGATACTTTCACAGAAATGCAGAAATATGTAATGGCAGATATACAAGGTATTGATGCTTCTAAATTAGATTTAATAGATAAAGAAATAGATATGCCTAAACTCCAGGATTGGGCTAAAAATTCCGAAACTATTAGGGCTATTGCTAGAGCATTTAGAAATTTAGAAATGCACGTAATTTTGACTGCACATGCACAGGAGAGCAAAGATGATAAGACAGGAGCTAATCACACTTTACCAGACTTGCCGGGTAAACTGGCCCGTCAGATAATGGGTTTTGTAGATATAGTCGGATATCTATATACAGCTGAAAATGAGGAAGAAGAAAATAACGATTTCCGAAATATACTTCTTACAAGACCAAAAGGGAAATATTCTGCTAAGGATCGTTTTAATAAACTAGGCGACCATATAGAATTACCAACAATGGAAAAGATTTTCAAATTAATAAACGCTTAATATAAAAAATAGGAGGAAAAATTTATGACAATTAGTGTTGATTTTACAGGTGTACAATCTAATGATGATGATTTTGAACCATTACCGGATGGAATTTATAAGGTAACAGTTTTTGAAGTAGCTGTGAAAGAGAATAAAGCTAAGACTGGAAACTATTTAAGTTGGCAGCTAAAAGTACAAGATTCTGGATATAACAATCGTAGATTATTTTTTAATACTAGCTTAAAATCACAGGCACTTTGGAAACTAAAGCAGGTACTAAATAGACTTGCACCGGATATGGATTGGGGAAAGGAATTTAGCGTTGAAGAAATTATAACAACTGTGGAAGGACTTCCTGCTCGCGTCGAGGTAAGTTACAATGATGAATATGAGAATAATAATGTTGATGATCTATTAGCACCTTCATCTGTTGCTGATGAATATGAGAATAATAATGATGATGAACAACTAGCTCCTCCATTTGATGAACAACCAGCCCCTCCACCTGATGATGAACTACCAATTTAACTGATAATTAAATAAAGAGGGAGTAGTCAAAAAGCTACTCCTTTCTTTATAAAATATAATTTAGGAGGTGGTAGAATTGGAACTGGAGAAAAAAATTAAACTTATGAGAAAGTTTGAAAATCAAAGTGAAGGAAAAATCACAATAATAAAATATCTCAAAATGTACAAAAATAATGGCTGGCCTCCTTTGCAAAAGTTGCTAGGAAATTTGAGATGGGATGAACTAAAAAATATAACATTTAGTAAGAATTATCCTGGAAGAATTAAATGGGATATTGAAAAAGCAAAAGCTACTTATAAAAAAGCATGTAAATACTTTGGTGAACATGAGATTAGTACAAAAGAATATCAAAGATATAGAAAAAAATTCGGTGGGAT